CGAGGCTTGCGGCGCGGAGGATTGCGAGGATTTTTCAGCCCACGCTCACCGACGAGGAGCGGGAGGCGGTGGAGTGGGCGGAAGAACTCGCTGGAAACTGCGAAGAGTTTGATCGCGTTGACACGCTGCGCAACCTACTAGAGAGAACGAAGTGACTAAAACGCAATGTCAAGTTCCGTCGCAAATAAACGTGACGCTCACAGACGAGCAGCGAGAGTCATTGCGGGCGTCCTTGTCAGGCGGTGCAGGAGGCCCGCTGGTTCATCCACCGCAGCCCGCGCTCACCGCCGATGAGTGGGAAGCCGTCTGGCTGGCAATCGGAATGTTCGCGGAAGGGCCGGAGCATATCAAGCGACATGAGGAAATGGCCGACGCGCTGCGGGGCCTACTGGAGCGGCTTGGAGGTGCAAGGTGAGCGACTTCGCAGACCAGATGGCCGAGTGGCGAAAAACGCTCTGGGGTACTGGGCCGTGTCCAGATTCGTCGCAGGAAACCTTCACGCTTACAGACGAGGAACGGAAGGCGTTGAATCGCGGAATCGACGCTTTGTACGGCGTGGAGGACGTATCGGATGGTGCGTGCCGCAGAGACGATGCCGCAGCGAGGACGCTCCTCGCGTTACTGGAACGACTGAAGTGAGAACGATGCGATCTGCGGCGCAGTCCACTCCATCGCGTGGTTCTGGAGACACACACATGACAATCACTCAAATAATCGGCGCTGCACTGATCTCATCACCATTTGCGGGCGTTGCTGTGTTGTGCCACATGCACGGCGGCTGGCCCGCCGTTGCTGTAGTGTTTGGTGCGAGCGGAGCCGTTGTTGCTGTTATCGCACTTGGGTGTCGACTTCTGGTTCCATAACACGGAAGATGATAGGCCCGCGAAGGAGGGGCCACGCTATGACGAATGACGATGCTCGCGAGTCCGATCCATGGACTGGTTATGCGTGGAGCAAGGACAAGCCGACCACCCAAGGGTTCTACCTGTACCGCGACGCTAGCGGCCAGTGCCTCATGCAAGTAGGACGTTACAAGGATTTGCAGCAGGGGATGCCAGACACGCTATACGCTTACCCGCAGGTCGCCGGGCGCAGTAAGTCGGTTGAGTTCGACACGGTTGAGCGTTCTGACGGCGAGTGGCTGAACGTCACGCACGTTTACGGGACGCCCGCAATACAAGGCTGGATTCCTGTGGAGGCCGGACTGCCGGAGAAAGGAATCGCCGTTTTAGGTTTTCGGTCGGGAGACTCGCACTTTGGGTGCGAGTACGGAATAGCGTGGCGAGAGATCGACGATGAATCTCAACCCGGCCTGCGCTGGAATGAGTCAGGCAGGCCAACGCACTGGATGCGTCTTCCTGCACCTCCGCGTGATGAGGCACCGTACAGCGTCATGCTGTGGGTGACAGACGCGGATCGCGAGAAAATCATTGATGGCCTTTCCGGCCAACACGCCCTCACCGACGAGGAGCGGGAGGCGGTTGAGACTGCGGCCCTGATCTACGAACAAGGCGCAAAGCAGATGGGCCACGTTGAGGATGGAAAACGGGCGGTTGCGTTGCGGGCCATGCTGGAACGATTGGTCTGAGAACACGCAGGATAAGCGGCATCGCCGCATGGATTCACAATCACACAGGAGGTCAAGGCGATGTCCGCTTCATCCGTTGGTTCTGCTTGGGTTTCAGTCGCTGATCGGCTGCCAGAGCCTGGCGTTACCGTGCTGGCGTACTACCGCATACTCGACGCCGACGGCACGCCATCGTGCGCTGGATACGACGGCAACGGAGGGTGCATCGCTCAAGACCATTGCGAGCGACTTGGCGATCATGGCGATCCCTACGGTTGGGTCATGCGAGAAAGCGATCCAGAGCAGTGGCCTGCTGGATACGTTACGACGCCCTACAGCCACTGGATGCCACTGCCAGCACCACCGCAGGAGCCCGTGACGTGAATAATGGCCGCCCCGCGTTGGGCGGTACACCTCTCCGGGTTTCCGTTAGGGGACGCGACGTATGGCCGATGTGGAACCCGCCACAGAGGCGACACCGCAGGGGCTAAACGCCTGCGCCGGACTCCGGTAACCGGCACTTTTGATTAGCAGAACGCGGAAGATCAACGGCGGCCACCGGCCGTCCGTTGCATCGCTTGGTTCTCAGTTTTTTTGCTACAAAACATGACACAGCGATCGCGGCGGGATCGCCATTATCACGTTGCAGGAGTAAACGATGGCTGATTCTGCAAAAGATCGGGCTTTGTTTCAGCAATGGATCACAAGTCCAGCGGCAGGGTATTGCCGCCAGAATCCTGACGGCAGCCGATACGACTGGGCAGCAGAGGAGCAGAAGCGAAAGCAAGAGCCTGCCGCATGGCTGGCGTTCGCCACCGACGGCAGCGAATCGTCGGCGGTCTACCTGTTGCAGGAGCAAGCCCAAGCCGCCGCAGACGAGTGGGGCTGGAGCATCGCTCCGCTCTATTGCAAAGCACAAGGGGCTAGCGGATGAGAGACAGCGAAATACTTGACATGCTCAAGAACGACTGCCCGATGTGCGGCCCCGCTGATTGCGCATGCACGGCTACTGAGCAGGATCAGTACAGAGAGATACAGCGGCTAAGTCTCACCCACGCGGAGCGAGACGCTTTGGTGGAGTTGTGCTGCACCGGAGAGCAGAGTCCGTTCCCGCGTGACTGGCGAGCCGCCGCCACGCTCCGCAAGTTTCTGGAGAGGGTGACATGACGGTGATAGAGCCACGCTGGTACGAAGTTCTGGGCATCTTCGCCGTGCTGCCTGCGTCTTTTTTTGGGTCGGCGTGGTTGCTCTATTGGGCGACGGGATCTGACCCGCTGATTGAAGAGATATGGCGGCTGAGAGGAATGAACTCGGTGCTGCGAGAGCGGCTTGAGCAACTGGAGGGCGAGCGGCGGCGAGATGCAGATACGCTCCGCAAGGTGATCGACGGAACCTGAGAACCAGTAAGTATGCGGACCCGTGTATCCGCCACCGCTGGCCGTATATCTCCAAGCCGTCAGCGCCGTGCAGCCGCTAGTCGCACGCTTGCCGCGTTAACGCGGATTATCTGCTGCATATCTCGCAGTCGTGTCACGCCCTGCGACACGATGGCTGAACGTATCCCAAAAGCAACGAAAAGCGAACACTTTTGCATACAAGTGGGGCGGCCCTGATTCCTTGACACGTTTGCAATCCTGCTGGCTGTGGATTTGTTCCCAGTCACAGGAGGACTGCTATGCGTTTCGTTTTGCTTCTCGCCGCCCTGGCGTTCGCTTCCGTCGCCAATGCCGATACCACAGTGGTGGCTCGTCGTGGCTCTGTCATCAGTGCCCAGGATCACGCCGTCGTCATCGCTCGCCGTGGCTCGCTGGTTCATTCCAGTTGCGGCCAGTACGAGGGCATTGGCACCGGCTCAACGCCTGAGCAGGCCCGGCGCAACTGCTGCTTCTTTGGGAAGCGTGTCATCGTTGAGGAAGGCGTGGCCTACTCGCCCGTCGCCCGTCGCTGGTTCGCCGTCATCCGCTATCGGTGAGCCTTGGCCGTCACGTTCTCAGTCGCAGGGCAGCCCGTCCCGCAGCCGAGGCCACGAGTCTCGACTGCGGGCGGGTTTGCCCGTGCGTACGTACCAGGGAAGCACCCAGTGCATGCGTACCGCGAGGCTATTGCAGCAGCTTCTCGAGCGGCCGGGCTCACGACAACCGGCGAGGTGCTGAACGTGGTGATTGACGCAGTGTTTGAGCGGCCAAAGTCCCACATGCGAAAAGCCGGCGTGAAACCCGACGCACCGAAACTGCCCAGGCCCGACGTGGACAACATCGCCAAGGCGGTGCTGGACGCACTGCAGGACGTGATGGGCGATGACTCGCTGGTGGGCCGGTTAGTGGTTGAAAAGTCATACGGCCAGGAGGCACGGACTACCGTGCGAGTGTCGTGAGCAACGCCAGCTTGTACCGATACCTGACGTATCACTGCGTCCATTACCCAGTTCGTCATTACCTTGAGATCGGCACGCGAGACGGTGACAGCCTGCGAGTCGTGCTTGAGAACACGTCTGAGCTTCAGTCTGTGTGGGTTGCTGATCTTTGGGGCACAGACTACGGCGGCAGCGGTCGGGGCAATCACCAGCACATTGACCAACTGCTTGACGATTTCAACTTTGACGGCCGTCGTGCGTTTCTTGACGGCAATAGCCGAGACACGATTCCGGCTTTGATGCCAGAAAAGGCCGACGCTTTCGACTTGGTGCTCGTTGACGGCGACCACTCTTTTGATGGCGGAATGGCTGACCTTGTGAACGTGTGGCCTCTGGTTAAGCCTGGCGGTGCCGTGGTATTCCACGACATCACACACCCGGCTCACTTGGACTTACAGCGGTGCTTTGATGAGTTCGTTGCGTCCAAGAATGCGCCGCACGAAATCATTGCTGAGCCATATGGCGTAGGAGTCGCGTGGAAACGATGAATCTTCCAGCACACTTATGGCATCCGTACGAGCTCTTCGGCGAGTCATACGCTAAGCGTGTCGAAGAGGGCGCGGCCCGGCTGCGAAACTCAAAGGTTGCTTTCGTGGGCTTGGCCAGAAACTGCGCGGTAAGGCTCGCGCAAAACCTGGGCCACCTTGAGCAGCTGCAGGATCTGTGCGGCTCGTGGTCGCTGCACATTGAGAGCAACGACTGCACTGACGCCACGCTGGACGTGCTGCATGACTACTGCCGCGAGAAGCCGCAGGCCACGTTTCACTATCAAATCCTGGGCCGCAAGCATTACGGCGCAGAGTTCGCCGGCCCCCGCACGATCGCCCTGGCGGAATACCGCGACTCATGCCAGCGGTGGGTACGGGCCTGCTCGCCCGACGCGGATTATGTAGTTGTGATTGACTGGGACGCATGGGGCGGCTGGAACCATCACGGCGTATTGAACGGTTTTGGGTGGCTGGTTGAGTTGCCCGGTGCGTATGGCATGGCCAGCGTGTCGCTCAATGAGTGGAAGATGATCTCAATGGGAGACGATGGACAGCCAACTCTAGGGAACGGGTGGTTGCACTATGACGCCTGGGCCTTGCGTGGCGTTGGTCAGTCTGGTTGCTACTTCGATGACTACACGGCCGGGCTAGGCGGCTGGAAACACCAATGGCTGCCGCCGGTTGGCTCGCCTCCTGTGCTCGTCTCGTCTGCGTTTGGGGGCATGGCGATCTACCGCACCGACGCATATCTCAAGGGAACGTATGACGGCGTGAGAGACTGCGAGCACGTCCCCTTCCATCAGAGCATCTCACGAGCGACGGGCCAGCACCTGTATTTAAACCCGTCGCAACGAATGCTGATGAGTTGGATGCCTGAGCCATGCGTGGAATCACCTCAACCATAAGCGTGGCCGCGTTCCACGCAGACTGGATGACTCACATGCCCATGCGGGCACTCTGTGAGCGTTGGACGATTTCGCGAGATCAGGTCATCCGCCTGGCCGTGGTCTGGGAGTTGCCCAGACGCCACGACAGGAAGCTCAGGGCAAAGCCACTAAGGCAGCGAGATCCCACAACGACAGAGATTCAGCAGGCGTGCATCCGCATCCAGGCGACGTGGAGCAAGGACGTGGAAGAAGAGCGGCGAGTTGTGAAGTCTCAGGCATTCTCCATGAAACGCATACCGCTTGATAGCGCGACTCGTTCCCACATCGACGTGGAATACAACGGCGACTGTGACGTATGGGAGGAACGCCCGTGAACGCCCCAAGAGGCAAGGAAGACGTGCTGCGGCGAATCGTCATCGAATACGGGCAGCTGTACGCCTATATCTACATGACCGATGGAAACGGGAAGCTTCTGGATGAAGAGGTTTTCAAGCAGCCATTCCGGCTGGAGCGAAGGGAAGCCCACGAGGAGGCCAAGGACGCCTACGACGCTGCCTACGACTGGATGAATGAAATCGTCAACGTGACGCCGCCACTGCAAGGAGACGAGGACGGCGAGGCACAATCAGAAGCGGAGGACTAGCCATGCCTGCATACGAAGCCACGCCCGCCGAGCTCGAACAGTACGGATCGAAACTCACGATATGGCAGCAACTCGCCCTGCTGCAGGCTTGGTCGCCGCTCATTGGCTACGGCCAGCGGTTCATCAACGAGGCAGACCCGTACAAGCGAAGCATCATCGTCAGCGAGGCTTCGGAGTGGCTTGCGTCCAGGACCAACGCCCAGGCCGATGACCAGCTGGTGCGTCTGCTTGGCGACTTGCTGAAGACTAAGCAAGGCGAAGCCTTGGTCCGGTGGTGCCTGCTGCAAGTGGAGGCCGTCCGTTGAGTGATGACAGCGTTATACGCCTTGCTGCCGTGGTGGCGGCAGTTGCTTTGCTGGCCGCCCCGTATCGGGAAACCATCGCCGGCTGGCTCTCTCAGGCCGCCGAAGCCTGCTACGCCGAGCGCTCCACTCTCGGCAGAATCGCAGCGGCGTTGCTGATTCTCGCGGCTGCATGGGGCCAGATCCCTATGCCCAAGCTTCCGGCGGCTCCTGCCGTCACTGTGGACGTGGAGACTCCGAGCGTGGAGATGCAGCAACTGGTGCGGCCTGTGGCCGAGTCCCTCAAGGCGTTGCCAATGGGCGACCGGATGCTGTGGGCTCAGACGTGGAACAAGGCTGCCACCGTGGTGGCCGGCGACGCCGTGACCACCGAAGTTGTATTCACCGATACCCGCTCGCTGCGGATGTTCACCACGCTGGCCATTGAAATCGCATGGCGGCGCATCGGCCAGCACGCACCAGGCTCAGTGGCAGGGCTCAGGGAGGCCGTGGAGGCGGCCTACGGGCAGGCTATTGGCGTGGACGTGGTTTCGGTCACGGCTGACGTGCGAAGCCGTTACGCAGCCTTTGCCAAGGCTGTGGCGTGGGCCGGCGTCAACGGAGGCTGACGCATGACCGAGCACGGCATGGGCTATGTGCCCGACCCGGAAGGCTCTGAGGCGTTCGTGGCAACGCTGCCACACCCAACGCTCGCATCAGCCGGGCCTGATCTCAAGGCCGCTGATCAAGACGTGATGCTGTACCCGGCCCTGCTTCAGTGCATGCCGTCCTGGCGTCGAGGTTCGCAGGGCAACGTGGGCTCGTGCGTCGGCTGGGGCGCGAGCCTGGCCGTAGACGTGCTCGCTGCGACGGACATTCACTGGCGGAAAGAGCCCGAAGCGTGGAACGGCCGCACGATTGAAGCGAGCCTGTACGGGTTCAGCCGGGTTGAGGCTCGCGGGCAGAAGTCAAACACTGGCGGCGATGGCAGCACGGGCTTCCACGCGGCCAAGAGCGTCCGAGACTACGGTGCCCTGCACTACGGCGTGAACTACGGCGGCACTGTGTTTGAGAAGCACAGCAGCCAGCGTGAACGCGACTGGGGCCGCAACGGCGTGCCTGACGTGCTCGAGCCGTTTGCCAAGGAGCGGCGGTGCTCTGAGACAACGCTAGCCACGTCGTTTGTGGAGGCGGCGAAAGCCATCAGTAACGGCTACCCGGTTGTCGTGTGCAGCGGCCAGGGCTTCAGCATGAGCCGAGACGCTGACGGCTTCTGCAAGCCGGGTGGCGTTTGGTGGCACGCGATGTGCTTCATTGGCCTGCGGTTTGGCAAGCGTCCTGGCCTGCTCTGTGCCAACTCGTGGGGCGACTCCAACACGGTTGGCAAGCACTTCCCCGAGACGATGCCGGATGCCGTCCGCAAGTGCTCATTTTGGGTTGATGCCGAAGTTGCCACCAAGATGCTGAGCGGTCGTGACTCCTACGTCTACGCTGGCTACAGCGGATTTAAGCCAACGGCGATGCCTGACAACTGGCTGCGAGGTGTGCTGTGAGATTTCTTATCTGCCTCGTTGTCGTGCTGATTGGATGCGTGGCCACGCTGCCCGATGACCACGGCGTATCCGCTGACATGGCCTGCGAGACAGCCCGCATGGTGGTGCAGCTGCGGCACGAGATCGCCCCGACGCCGGCCAGCGACAAGTGTGACAACTGCGTAGATGGCTTCATCGGTGACGGGAAAATCAAGATCACCTGCCCTGTCTGCAAAGGAACGGGCAAGAAATGACACGGGAAGAACTCGTTGCCGACGTGTGGGACTCGCTGTCGGTGCGTAAGCACTTGATAGGCCGTGAGCGTGTTGGCCGCATTGTCGAGCGGGCCCTGAAAGAGTGGCCCATTCCGGTGCTGTATCAGTGCGATGCCGGGCAGACGCAAATCGTCGCCAAGCATTTCGCCCGCCGTCTTGAACGCCAAGAGCGTGAGTACGGCATGGGATTTCTGGCCAGCATCATCCTGGCGGCCATCATCAGCGAGATCGTCAAGAAAATCGTGCAGCGGTGGCTGGATAATCGTGGCGAGATGCTGGAGGCGATGCAGTGACCGACCAAGCGAAAGAGACGCTGTACAGCATTATGGAGCGGTGGGGATTTCCCACTTTGGTAGCCATTGCCTGCGGCTGGGTGCTTCGCGCCGATGTTTTGCTACCTCTTGTTGAGGAGCACAGGGCCTTTGTGAAGTCATTGAGCGAGACGCAGCGCGAGATCAGCAAGGCCGTGAGCGAGCAGACGCGGTTGTTGTATGCCCTACAGCCTCGAGCAACGGAACAGCAGGAGAACTAAGCCATGGCGATGAGCCCGAGACTACTGAGGCCGCGAGCCACGGTTCACCCGGAAGCGGCGGCATGGGCGGCCCGAGTTGTTGCCAACGGTGGCAGCGTGACAGGAACAACTCTTTTAGCCGTGTCCAAGTTTTGTGCATCTATCGCATCTGCTGGCATCCGCGACCGCTTCTACCGGCTCAATCTCTTCTGCGGCTCAAATCTCAACGCCGCACTGGTGCCGCTCTATCGGGGGCCTTCGCTTGGCGGGACGCAGTATGGCGGGGCGACTGATACCAACAACGCATTCGTCGGCGTCGGCACCGACTACGCGGAGACGGGGGCGACAGGTGGGCTGACGGGGAATGGGACAAGCAAGTATTTAGACACCGGCTTCCCGATGAACACGCTGCCAAGCACCACCAGCGGGCACGCGGCTGTGTATTGCAGAAACCGCTCAAGTTCTTCTTCTTTTCATGGGATGGTTGGCGTGAACTTGGCGGGCGGGAGTGGTTTCGGTGTTGCCACAGATGGAACCGTCTACGCTCAGTGGGGTGCGTTTGCGAACGTGACCAACAACGCGAACGGACTGCTGGTTGCTTCGCGGACTTCTGCGACATCGCTGGTGGCGTATGCCGCAGGCACAGCAATCGCCACAAACTCCACATCGACAACTCCAACCGCCAGCACTCTAAATGCCGCAGTATTTGTCAGCCGAAACACCACCACCAGCAATACGTTCTTTGATCCGCGAACCTATGGGTTTTATTCCATAGGCACTGGCTTGTCGGCTGCGGAAGTTACGTCGCTAACAAACGCTGTGAACGCATTCCAATCAGCACTAGGTAGAGCATGACCCTCGCAGGCTTCCTCTCGCAGCCGCTGCCCGACACCGCCACGCTCCAGACGCTGGCGATTGTGTTCGACACCGCCCTTGCCCAGAAGATGCTCAACTACCACGCATGGTACGGCGACCCTCGCTGCACCGTGTACCCTGCCGCACTAGCCGATGGTCGCTGGTGCCACGTTGCCGACATCCTGCCACAGTGCATCGCAGAAGGCGGAATCTATTCGGCAGGATTCGCACGGCTGGATGCCAGCAACTTCGCCAGCGTGGAGGTGATCCCGCTGGCAGACCTTGAGTTTGCCACAGAAGCCGTGCCGCAACTGGTGCCAGAGTCACTGCAAGAGTAAGCCTACGAGCCCGTACCATAGACCCCACAGGAGCTACCCATGGCCGACAACATTCTGAGCCGCAAGAACCGTGACATTGACATCACCCTGCACACTGCCACGGCATCGGCTACCACGCTGGACATGCGTGATGTAGCTGGTGCTGTAGTGTCGCTGGGCACCATGAGCACCAACGCGGCCACGCTCCAGATGTGGGTAGGCACCAGCACGGCTGGCACCTTCCGCCGACTCTACAAGTCCGATGGCAGCGTGGCTGACCTCACCCTTTCGGCATCGAGCACGGACGGGCGAGCGTATGCCCTGCCCGACGAGGTGTTTGGCGTTGAGTACCTCAAGATCGTCTCGGCCACGACCAACAGCACGGGCACCGCTGGCGTGGTGATGCTGAAGAGCTGACGTGCCTACCAAGATACCGAGCCATAGGCCGCTGCGTCTTGGCCCTCGCATGCGAGAGGCCAGGCCCAACGCGGCAGCCCGTGGCTATTGCTCAGTCGCCCACAAGGCGTGGAGGCAAGCGGTGCTGAACCGATGCCACTGGCAATGCGTTGATTGCGGCCGTGTGGCCTATGGCCGTGACATGCACGCCGATCACGTAGTGCCAGTGAGCGTGGCCCCTGACCTGCGGTATGACGTGACGAACGGTGCTGCCCGGTGTGTGTCGTGCCACAGCCGGAAGACGAACGCGGAGCGGCAGAGGGGGGGCGGTTCGGATCCCTACCCCCCCGTCTGAGGAAAACCAGAAGTGCACGCTTCTATACGCGGGGCCGAAATTGGGAGTTTGCAACATGGGCAAGGGCCGCAAGCCGACGCCTAAACCGCTGCTTAAGCTTCGCGGTGCTCGGGTTAGGGGGCCGCACAAGTCCGGCATAGACGCGGTTCCGGGCATCCCGCCTGCTCCGCACTGGCTCTCGGATCTCGCCCGCGAAGAGTGGGAGCGGATCGTGCCGATGCTTGAGGCGTCCAAGGTCATGAGCCCCAGGCACCAACAGACGCTGGCCGCTTACTGCGATTCGCTCGCGGACATGATTGAGGCCGACCGTGAACTCAAGGCCAGCGGGGCCACGTTCATGGACGATAAGGGTAGGGTAAGCAATCACCCGGCGTGGAACCGCAAACGCGACGCGAGAAACCAGATGCTAAAGTTCGCGGCCGAGTTCGGCCTGACGGCCTCGGCGCTGGCCCGCGTTTCGGCGGTTGAAAATGGCCCGCAAGCAGACGAAGAAGACGCTCGCATGTTCGCTTGAGCACCCGTGCGAAAAGTGCTCGTCGTGCCTGGCGGTGCGTTTCTTCCACAAGCACCTGACGCACGCCAAGGGCGAGCTCGGCGGCAAGCCGTTTACGCTTGAGCCGTGGCAGCAGGACTACGTGCGAAAGCTCTTCGCCACTGAGGGCGACGTGCGAAAAGTCCGCACCAGCCTGCTGGCGATTCCTCGCAAAAACGGAAAGAGCAGTTTATGCGCGGGCATTGCGCTCAAGCTGCTGATGGAGAACGAGCCCGGCTGTGAAGTCTATTCCTGCGCAGCCTCACGCGATCAGGCCCGGCTCGTTTTTGACATGGCCCGCGTCTACGTCGAGCAGTCGCCAGTGCTGAGGCAGCATCTCAAGGTGTACCGCAACGCGATCGTGCGAGAGGCGACGCACGGAACGTACAAGGCGTTGAGTGCGGAGGCCGGTATTCAACATGGGCTCTCCGCTCACGGCGTCATCTTTGACGAGCTCCACGTTTCTAACCGCGAGATGTGGGAAGTCATGCTCAGCAGCCAAGGTGCTCGGCGTCAGCCGCTGACGGTGGCGCTCACCACGGCAGGCTTTGACCGCAAAAGCGTCTGCTGGGAAATCTGGAAATACGCTGAGGCTGTGGCCGCCGGCACCGTGAAAGACGAGACGTTCCTGCCAGCCATCTATGCGGCCGACATTGCGGATGACTGGAAAGCCGAAGAGACGTGGAAGAAGGCCAATCCAAACCTCGGCGTTTCCGTGCGCATGGACTTCCTGCGGAGCGAGTGTGCTCGGGCGGTTGAGATGCCGACGTATGAAAATGTTTTTCGCCAACTTTTTTTGAACCAATGGACGGAACAGTCAACTAGGTGGCTGCGGATGGATCACTGGGCCCAAGGCGACAAGCCGTGTCCCGTTGATCTGGCCGGCCGAGAGTGCTGGGCCGGGTTGGACTTGGCCACGACTTTTGACACCACAGCCCTGGTGCTGCTCTTCCCGCTAGATGATGGCACGTTCTGGATTGAGCCGTACTTCTGGATCCCGAGCGACAACGCCCACCAGCGAGAGCGACGCGACAAAGTGCCATACCTGACGTGGCATCGGCAGGGACATCTGAACATGACCGATGGCAACGTCACCGACTTTGACCAAGTGCGGTCAGACATCAACGCCATAGCCAGCAAGTACAAGGTCTGCGGCATCGGATTGGACCCGTGGAACTCCGCGCAACTCGGCCAACAACTGCAAGGCGACGGCCTTCCCATGTCAGACTTTCGACAGGGCTACGGCTCTCTGTCGGCACCTAGCAAGCAGCTGGAGAACCTTGTTGTGAGCGGGAAGGTGCTGCACGGTGGGCACCCAGTGCTGTCGTGGCAGGCTTCCAACGTGGCCATCCAGCAGGATTCCGCAGCCGGAAACATTAAGCCGAGCAAGGCCAAGAGCACAGAACGCATAGACGGCATCGTGTCGCTGGTCATGGCCATCGGGCTGTGGCAGAAGGCAACCGCAGCCACGCCAGAACAGTCCTGGGACATCGTGACTCTATGAGCGAAAACGCCGCCGCCGACTTCAAGATGTTTGACCTTCGCGGCATTGACTGGCCCGAGGTGAGTTCCAGCCGCACGCCTTCCGGGATCCGCGTCAACGCCGACAACTCCATGGCGTGCTCGGCGTATACCGCCTGCATCCGCGTCATATCGGATGCGGTATCTGCCCTGCCGCTGCACATCTACGAGCGGATGGCCAACGGCGGGAAACAGAAGGCCACGAGCCATCCCGTGTATCGCCTGCTCCACCAGCAACCAAATCCCTGGCAGACGGCCCAAGAGTTCCGCGATTGGATGACTGGCATGTACCTGCACTACGGTGCGAGCTACGCCGAAATCCGCCCAGGTACTCGCGGTGCTGTGTCGGAATTGTGGCCGCTGCACAGCAGCCGCATGGAGGCTGAGCGGCTGACTGACGGCACGCTGCGGTATCGCTACCGCGAGCCAAGTGGGCAGCAGACGATCTACAGCCAGGAGCAGATATTCGCCCTGCGATTCACGACCGAAGACGGCATCAAGCCGATTCCTACCTATAAGCTCTTTCAGAATGTGCTTGGTCTTTCGCAGGCTCTTGAGGCGCACGCCGCTACGTACTTTGGCAACGGGGCACGCCCTGGCGTAATCCTTGAAAGCAGCAACCCGATTCCCACAGACGCGGCCGAGCGACTGCGTGAGAGTTGGGAGCGAATGCACAGAGGCAGCGACCGAGCCTTCAGAACGGCTGTATTGCCTGCGGGCATTACGGCCAAAGAGCTAAGCAGCAGCAACGAGGCTGCCCAGATGCTGGAGAGCCGGGCATTCTCCGTGTACGAGTGCTGCCGAATCTTCCATGTGCCGCCCCATCTGATTCAGCAGCTGGATCGCAGCACGTTCAACAACATCGAGGTGCAGGGCACGGAGTTCGTGCAGCACTGCCTGCTCCCGCACTTGAAGCGGTGGGAAGCAGCCATCAGCCGTGACCTCATCGTTGATGATGAAAAGTATTTCGCTGAGCACAGCGTAAGCGGCCTGCTTCGCGGCGACCACGCGAGCCGGTCAGCGTATTTCGTATCGGCGCTCCAGAACGGCTGGATGACGGTGAACGAAGTGAGAGAGCTAGAGAACCTTAACCCGATCGGCCCGCAAGGCGATCAGCACTTCATTCAGCTGAACATGACCACGCTGGAGAAGGCAGGCGAGCCACAGCCGCAAGATCCGCAGCCGATGCCGCAGGACACGCTGGGCGAGCCATCGGACGGCACGCCAGAAGACGATGCCGAAGACACGACTACCGCCCAGGAGGTGCCGACGAATGGAACTTGAGCGCCGCGACTTCGCCTTTGACGAGACTGACGAGCTCATCGTTGAGCAGCGTGCTGACGGCCGGGCAGCCATCATCGGCTACGCCGCCGTCTACAACCGCATGAGCCTTGACCTGGGCGGGTTTAAAGAAGAAATCCTGCCGGGTGCTTTTGACAAGGTGCTGAGCCGGCAGCGTGGCAAGCAGGACGTTGTGGCCCTGTTCAACCATGACAGCAACATCGTGCTCGGTCGCACTTCGAGCGGCACGCTGGAACTGAGCAGCGACAGCAAGGGGCTGCGGTACGTGGTCACTCCACCCGTGAGTCGTGCCGACGTGCTTGAGCTCATCGCCCGCAAGGACGTGGCTGGCAGTTCATTCGCGTTCACGGTTGGCAAAGACGGGGAAGCGTTCCGCACTGGCGACGGTGGCCAAGCAATCCGCCAGATCCGCGAGGTGAGCGGCCTGTACGACGTTGGCCCAGTGCTCACGCCTGCGTACCCGTCAACGTCTGCCAGCGTCGCCATGCGTTCCTACGAGGCATGGATTGCATCGCAGTCCGCCGAAGAGCCGGCAGTTCGGGCGGTTAGTTCGCGTTCGGCCTTGCGGGGCGTCGCCGCCGCCTGGGCTGCCACCTTAAGGCTCAAGAATGTCTGAGGCCCGCTGCACCTGCGGCGAGAAGTTGCGGTGCCGTTCTTCTCGCCCTTGCGGCGAAGAGCGTCAGCAGTATTTGCGCTGCCCAAGGTGCGGCGCTCGCGGCGTGGTGTTTGTGAAAACAACACTTTCGGAAGTCCGGTTCTGCAAGAGGCCGGCACGCTAGAGGCACAGTGGAATCCATCGGCAATACCGCCGGCGGAGATATACCACGTGGACAACCTCAAGAAACTGCAGGACGAGGCCGTTAACCTCGCCAACCGTATCGACGCCGTGCGTGCGATCGAGAGCACCGATGCCGACAAGATTGCCGAGCGCGATCTTGAACTCGAGGCGATGAACACCGAGGCCGGCAAGCTGGCCAAGCGGATCGACTTTGAGAAGTCGGTGGCTGAGTCGGCCAAGAATCTCCGCAGCGTGGTTGACCGCTGCACGCCGGCTCCCGAAGTGACCGAAGAGCGTAGCGAGAAGGTCCGCGTTGAGGCGGTGCCGTTCTCGGGCCGGCTCCGTGCGTTTGAGAACGCCAAAGACGCCTACTCGGTGGGCATGTGGTTCAAGGCTAAGAGCGGCGACGCCGACGCGAAGCGGTGGTGCCATGACCACGGCGTTGAGGCTCGTGCCCAGGGCTCGACCGGCGCTACGACCGGATCTGCATTCGTGCCGGATTCGTTGTCATCGGCCGTAATTCGCTTAGTTGACCAGTACTCCGCGTTTGCGCAAAACGCCACCAACGTGGTGATGCCGAGCGACGTGCTGCTGTTCCCGCGTCGGACGGCCGGTGCGACCGCGTACTGGATCAATGAGAACTCGGCCATCACTGCCAGCGACCCAACTTCCAATCAGGTCACTCTGACTGCGAAGAAGGTCACGGGTGCGGTGACGATTGCGAGCGAGCTCCTGCAGGACTCCATCGTGTCGATCGCCGACTGGATCGCTGCCGAGCTCGCCCTGACGCTCAGCAACGCCGTGGAAGAGGCTGCGTGGAGCGGTAACCCCAGCAACGCCCCAGCGGTTGCGGGGCTCGTCACGACCTACACGGGTGGCCTGCTGGCGGCGTCTGCTGCCACCTACGCTGCCTCGCTCGTGACGGCTGCCGGTGATACGCCCGACGAGGTGACCAAGGCCAACCTGCTGGCCATGATGGCTAAGCTTCCGCAGCACTCGCGTGCTGGTGCCAAGTGGTTCTGCTCGCCGTTCTTCTTCGCGGCGTGCATGCAGAACCTCGACCTTGCCCAGGGCGGGTCGGTGGGTCTGTCTCAGGGCATGGGTCCGACGTTCCTCGGCTCGGAAGTGGTCCTCACCGACCGCCTGCCGGCCGGTGCGGACTCGACGGGTGCCATCATGGCGCTGTACGGCAACATGGCCAACAGCTCCTACTACGGCATCCGCCAGGCCATCGAGATCGCGTCCAGCGATCAGGTGAACTTCCTGTCGGATCAGACCGTGATCCGTGCTGTGGCTCGCGTTGCCATCACGCACGCGAACCTGGGCAACGACACCGTAGCCGGCCCGATGATCGGCCTCGTGGGTGCGTGAGCCTGACGGCTTGACGAGTGTGCAATCTTGAGCGGGCGGCTTCCACAACGGGGGCCGCCCGCTCTCTTTCTTTGAGGCACCATGCTCGTCAAGGTAGGTGGCACAGAAGTTGACATCCGAGTGGAAGCCGTGCTCTCCATGCCACGGCTCTCGTTCACGTCCAACCACTTCGCCTGGGCCCAGGCCCTGATGCCGCTTGGCATTCGCCCTACGATGGGCACGGGTGCGTTCTGGGACCAAGTAAATACCCGCGTGATGGAGCAGTTCATCGACTCGTGCGAGTACCTGCTGGCCATCGACTACGACACGTTTTTCACCAAGCAGGACGTTGAGCAGTTATTCGCAATGGCTATGACTTTTCAGTGTGACGCCATCACCGGCATGCAGACGAAGCGTGAAGACGGCCGCCCGATGCTGACGCTGAAGGGCACGCTGGACGCACCGCCAGAGGATGGGCACACGCAGGTGCCCAAAGAATGGTTTTCAGAGCCCGTGCAGGAAGTGGACACGGCACACTTCGGTTGCACCGTCATTAGCACGGCAGCACTCAAGCGAACAAAGAAGCCGTGGTTCTGGAGCAAGCCAGACCCGCAAGGATCATGGAACGATGGCCGCACCGATCCAGACATCTGGTGGTGGCGAAACTGGCGAGACAGCGGCAACCGCGTCTTCGTGTCGCCTCGCGTAGTTCTGGGCCATGGCGAGTACGTCGTGACGTGGCCCGGCAAGAACCTTACTGCCCCTGTTTTCCAGTGGACTACTGAGTTCACGAACACGGGCAAGCCGCCAGAATCTGCATGGAGTGTGGGCTGATGCCGAAAATCATGTTTACCCGCGCGTGGCGTGGTTACCGCAAGGGGCAAGTGGCTGAGCTTCCTGGCGGCATCACCACGCAGCTGCTCGCTCAGCGTGTCGCGGTAGAAGACAACCAGCCGACGCTGATCGAAACGGCTGCCCTTGAGCACGACGTAGAAACCGCAGACGCCACCCCAAAGCGAAGAGGCCGCCGTGCAGTATCGAAGCCTGACTCGACAGACGCCGCCAGCCGTTGAGCCCGTCACGCTTGCGGAAGCTAAGGCCCATCTGCGGGTTGATACCAGTGGCGATGACGCCTACATCGGCACGCTGATCACGGCAGCCCGCGAGTGGTGCGAACAGTACCTAGATCGCACGCTGGTGAATACGCAGTGGGTGATGCGGTTCGACTCGTTCCCGCCAGATGGCACCCATGACATTGAGCTACCACGGCCGCCCATGGCGACGGCCGGCACGACTACGGCGGTGGCCCTGACGTTCACCTACGAGAACGGCACGACGGCCACCTATTCCACGGCCAGCTACCGCGTCGACCGAAGCAGCACGCCGGGGGCGGTGAAGACTTTGTACGGCCAGACGTGGCCGCCGCATCTCATGGATGACAACGCCATCAGCGTGACGTGGTGGGCCGGCTACGGGGCCGCTGGCTCAAGCGTGCCTGCCGCCATTCGCCACGCCTGCCTGATGCTGGTTGGCCACTGGTACGAAAGCCGCAGCACGGTGCTCGTGGGCAGCATCAGTAAGCCGCTTGAGTTTGCTGTGGAATCGCTTCTCTCGTCACAGAAATGGGGCAGCTACCAATGAGCATTGAAGGACGAATCAACGTAGACGTGCTGTTCCACGACAAGGACGGCACGGCATCGCTCAAAGTGGTGAGCCTGCAGGACTCGCAGGCGTACAGCACTGGCAAGGTGGCTATCGTGAGCGGTACGTGCGGCACTAGTGCCGTGACTATCCAAGTCGCGCCGACAGCCTACAGGGACGCGAGCGGCGCTTTGGTTTCGTTCTTTGAGATTCAGCGCTTCGTGATTAAGTCCGGGCCTGCTGCCTTGATTGTGAATAACCCGGCTGTGACCGTGGACGCAAACTCGCTAAGCGTTGTTTCAAACGCCACTGGTGATTTTGGTGACGCCGGGCAACTGCCGACAGTGCGCACAAACGCAGGCACATCCTCGTACACCATTGCGATGTACGGCACATGATTGACGCCGGCAAGCTCCGCGAGCGCGTGACGGTGCAGCAGGCTTCCGAGTCTCGGAACGCTCTCGGGGAAACCGTGCTCTCGTGGGCCACGTTCGCTGAGCGATGGGCAAGCGTGGAGGGCGTATCGTCCCGCGAGCTTCTTCAGTACGGGCAGCAGCAGATTGAGGTTTCGCACCGCGTCCGCATGCGGTGGCTAGACGGGCTGACGCAATCCATGCGGATCGTCTGGCGTGGCCGCACGCTGGAGATCGTCAGCCTGCTCGAGCACGGGAACCGTAGTGAGCACGAGCTCGTCTGCCAGGAGGCCGCCTAGATGGCCGTTGCTGGCGTTTACATGTCGCTCGATACGTCTGAGCTTGTGCGGCTGCAAAAGTCGCTTGGCAAAGTCTTTGGCGACAAAGGCGACCTTGCCGACACTCTTGGCGATGCTTTGGAGAAGGCGTTGGAGCCAGCAAAGCTGCGGCTGCGAGAGAACACGCCAGCCGGGCCTACTGGCAATCTCAAGCGTGCCGTGAACATGAAGATCGTGAGGTACAAGGACAGCGGCGTGGCTGTGGGCCTGCTTGGCTACAACAGGGCAGGCGAAGGCAAATCAAAGAGTGCCGCCGGCGGCACGGTGCAGGCTGGCCCTGACCGTGCTTTTCATCAATGGTGGCTTGAGTTCGGCACCAAGCAACGAGTGATTGCCAAGCTCTCAAACAAGCCCTACCAGCGGAAGGCTCACCAAAGAACGATGAAGTCTGGCAAAGTGGCCAGCATCAAGGCTCACCAAGTCTCTGGGCAGAATGCCTACATCGCATCGTCATACAGCGAGTTGGGGCCGTTCAAGATGATGAGGACGCCTCGCCCTCCACGGGGAGAGACCGGCCAGCGCGTGCAGACAGATCCCGCATACCCAAAAGCGTTCTTTCAGAAATCCACAAAGCCAATCGTGATTCCTGCCATGAATCCTGGCGGCAGCGGGGAGCCGCCCCTGCGAAAGACTTGGAACGAGTACCAAGGCAAGGTGGCTGAGCGGCTCACGTCGGAACTACGGATTTCTCTTGAGCGTGCCTTGGACGCGCTCACGTACACCAGCACCGGCAGCGTGACTGGTGCCACCATCCAGGCTGGAGGCTAGCCGTGCTGAAGTCACCAGAGCAGGCAGCTGCTCGAGCACTCGTTGCAGATCCTGCCGTGGCCATGATCCTTGGCCAGCGTATCTGGCCCGTGATCGCACCGGCGTCTGCGTCCCTGCCATTTGCCACATGGCGACGCACGGGCGTCAGCCGCTCGCAAGGGCTCTCAGGCCCGACAGGTGCCACGTCTGTTCAGTTGGCTGTGGACGTGTTCTCGACCACGTACGAAGAGGCCCGCGAGGCCGCCGACAGAATCCGTTCAGTTCTGGATGGATGGGGCGGGCAGGTGACAGACTACGTAAGCGTTCGAAACGTGAGCCTCGAAACCGAGTCTGACGGCTTCGTACAACTCGCTGGCGGTGACTTACCGCCCGTTTATCAGGTGACGCAATCTTTCTCAATCCTCTGGCAGGAGACTTAGCAGATGGCCTTTGAAACTCCGCATGATGGCTCGGGCACAGTCCTTACGTGGAAGAGCACGACGTACACCGTCACCAACGTCGTCGTCAGCATGACGGACCCGACTGCTACCGAGGACAAGATTTCCGTTTCGCACCTTGGCCAGACGGCTGGCGAGACTGCCAAGACGCTTGACCTGCCGCTGGCCGGCGCTGCCTCTGGCGACACCGGGCAGACCGTTCAGTTTGACTACATCGGCAAGACGATCATTGCTGACAAGGAAACTGGCACCCTGGCCATCACGGTTGGCGGTACGTCGCTTCTGAGCCGTGCTGGCACCGTCAACTCGTCCACGCTCACGCTGGCGACGCAGGACGCGATCCGAGGCCAGGCCACCATCCGTATTGCCCGTAGCTAGTCCGTGACGGAGGCCCGTCATGGCTGGCTACTCAGCGGGCGTTACGGCTACGTGGAACAGCGTGAACTTCGGTGAGGTTACGGAACTGACCGTAACTCACGGCGGCGCTCTTCCATTGGCTCGCGCCAGTACGTGGACGCTTGACATTGGCACTATAGAGATGAAGTGCCTAACCACGGCGAACATCTCCACGGCCAACTACGGCAAGCGCTCGCTAGTCACCATTGCTGGTGGCGGGCTCGCTTACTCGGGCAAGGCAGTGCTTGAGAAGTTCACCATGGCTGGCGTGGTCAATGACGTGACGCGGTACGCAGTCACGCTACGAGTCCAAGGCTAGGAGGAACCATGCTGAGCGTTTCAGAACTTGCTGCCCAGATTCTTGCGGCTGACGATCTGCCCGTTCTCAAAGTGACAGTGCGTGAGTGGAAAGGCGGTGACGGCAAGCCGCTTGTGCTTGGCGTGCGAGTCATGACCGTGGAAGAGCGGGACAGCTACGAGAAGGAGTGGGTGGGCAAGAAGGAGACGGGTATCGACAACTTCAGAACGAAGTATCTGGCCCGCTGCCTGTGCCATCCCGAGAGTGGCGAGCGTCTCTTTGACGAGGCTGGCATTGAGCAGCTGGCGAAGAAGTCAGCGGCCATCGTGTCCAAGCTCTTCGAGAAGGCGCTCAAGCACAACAACATGACCGAGACTGACGTGGAGGAACTCGCAAAAAACTAAGCGTCCGCCCGACGAGGCGTTTCCTGTTTCGTCTGGCGGGGCACTTGGGAATGACGGTGAGGGAACTGTCTCGCCGCATGGATTCGCAGGAGCTTACGGAGTGGATTGCGTTTACCCGCCACTTCCACGCTCTTCCTGATCCATGGCGGCAGACGGGCCTGCTGACGAGTGCCGTGCTCGCACCGTACTCCCAGCAAGGCAAGGCACCGAAAGCGGACGACTTCAACCCGATTGAGAAACCACCCCAGCACGCAGACGAGATGAAGCGGGAGCTGCAAAAGCTCCTAGCGTTCCCCGAGTAAGCCATGGCCACCATCCTCTCACTCGCGCTGAAGGTAAACGCCGACGCCTCTGGCGTGGTGAAAAACCTGACGCCGGCTGAGCGGGCGCTTGAGAATCTGGCCAAGCAGGCGAGCAAGGCCACGTCTGCGTTTGACGTGCTGGCGAAAGACAGCCAATCGGCAGCAGATGCTCAGGCCGTTCTAAATCAAAAGTTTACGGATTTAGCGGAACAGCTTAAGGGCGGGTTAAGCGCTCAGCAGTATGCGGACCAGTTTGCTGCTTTACGGGAAGAAGTAAAAAACACGGCCGACGCATACGCCCGCGCCGCTGAGATAACGAAGAAATACACGAGCGCCGAGCAGCAGCGTCAAGACTCTGTCGCAGAGCTTGAAAGGCTTTTGCTACTTGGTGCAATCTCTGAAGAGACTTATGGCAGGGCTGTTTACGAAGGCAGTGAGGCGCAGGCGAAGGCTATTGCGGCTGAGCGAGAACGCCTTGAAGTGCTCGGGCAAGGGCAAAGGCTTGCCGAGCAGTTTGCGACTACAGAAGAACGCAGGGCGCAGCAGCTGGCGGACGTAGACAGACTGCTTAAGGCCGGCGCAATTTCTGAGGAAACCGCTGCTCGCGCGCGAGCAGAGTTCAGCGGACAGAATGCAGCGGCCATTCAAGCCGAAAAGGATTTGGCCGCCGCTGCAGAAGAGTCTGCAAAAAGAAGGACAGCGGCAGAAAAAGAAGCCTCTGACTTCATTGATAAAGTCAGGGGAGACATAGAAAAGGCTTCAGCTTTAGAGATTGCTGAGGCCGAAAAGATTCGTGCCCAGGCAGTCGCCGCAGCAGGAAGGATCATTGAAGCAAACCTGACTCCGCAGGAACGGTACGACCGGCAAATGCAGGAGCTAAATACGCACCTGCAAGAAGGACGCCTCAGCCAAGACCAGTTCAACCGTGCTGCGGCTCGCGCCGAGCAAGACCTAAACGGGGTAGCAAAGGAAGCAACGGTCGCTGACGATAGGATTGATAATCTCAATAAAAACGTCAGCCTGCTTGCAAAGATCGAAATCGGAAGACTCATTGTTGACGGACTGCAGGCTCTTGGCTCCGTGTTCACTCGCGTGACATCTGAGGTCACGTCGCTCGTCTCAAGCGTCAACACGTCTGTCGATACGCTTAACGACTTCTCGGCCCGTACTGGCATCGGCGTTGAGGCGTTGCAGGGCTACTCGTTCGCGGCCAAGCTGGCCGGCGTGGATACCGAGCAATTTCTTGGGGCAGTTCAAAAACTGTCCGTGAGCATTGGAAAGGCTTCGCCTGGCGATGCACTAGACAAGTCATTGCGCGGAATCAACCTATCTCTAGAACAGCTTCGCGGGCTATCTCCAGAAGACCAGTTCTCGGCAATCGGTTCAGCCATTTCTGAACTGCCAACTGCCTCTGATCGCGCAGCCGCTGCGGTTGAACTTTTTGGCGAAAAAGGTGCCGCTCTGGCACCATTGTTCCGCGAAGGAATAACAAGCCTTAAAGAGCTAGAGGCAGAAGGCGAAAAACTTGGGGCTATCGTGAGTGATGTTCAGGTCGGCAATGTCGCTGACATGAACGACGCATTCGATAAGGTGCGAGCCACCGTCCAGGGAATCGTTGGCCAAGTCATTGGCAACCTTGCTCCTGCCGTCACGGATGTAACAAATCAGTTCCTCGAGTTCGTCAAGACTTTTGAGGGAACTGGCACGCAGGGCACCGGCGGAAACGCAATTGCCAACGCCATCACTGATGTGCTGCTGCAGGGTGCTGAGTACTTCGCAGAAATCTTCGATAAGTTCGTTGCGAACTTTGGAAGCCTTGGCGAGACGTTTTCTTTTGCCGCAGACGTTTTTGATGTAACGAGCAAGATTCTGCTCGCAGCATCCGAAGGCATCCGGGCTGCGTTCAATGCCATTCAGACCGGCATTGACGTGCTGCTGCTGGGTTTCGGGAAGATCATTGAGGCTCTCGGCAGTTACGTCAGCGACGATCTTGAGCAGTTCGGCGCAGGGCTGGCAGCAGCGTCGCAGGAGTCGGCAGATAGAAACGCCCGCGAGATGGCGGCCGCAGCGGCAAACGCGGCAAACACGTTCAACAGCATCTTCGCCGGCGGCGACGGCAACGCACAGCAGGCAGGACAGGGCGCGGCATCGCAGTACCTCAGCGGCCTGCGTTCTGAAATTGAGAACGCGCGACTCCCAGAAGTCAAAGTGCAGGCCGATCTTGGCGATGCGGGAGAGCGTCTTGAAGCCTACTTCAAGACGGCCGAAGACGGTGGCTCAAAGCTCTTTCAGCAGTCTGCTGATACCGTCGCGCAATTCCAAAAAATGGCGGACGAGGGCGGGCTTACTGCCGATCAGATCCAGATCATGAACGGCTTCATGGATGACCTAAACGGCAAACTGGACAAGGAAAATGAATCGCGCCAGCAGGCCACAGAAAACGCTACAAAGCAGGCGGAGGCTGATGCGGCAAGAGTCAAAGAGCTAATGAAGCCGTCTGATCAATCTGCAAAGCTTGAGGCAGACATTGCATCTGTCGCCAGAGAGCAGTTAAAAACACAGAAAGAACTTGCCGCCGCAAGAGAACGATCCGCTACAGAGGATTCAAACGCTGCAGCAGCACGGCTTGCCCAACTTGACCAACTGCGATCAAAGCTTGAAGACCAGCAGACAGCAATTGATCAAGGCTTCTCCGATGGCTTCTCTGCCGCTTTCAGCAAAACGGCCGAAAGCATTTCCGGCCTAGTTGATAAGGCTGGCGAGTTTGGCAACGCCGGTGCCGAAGCGGCGATGAAGTTGCAGGAAGGCGTGGCCCTGGCTCAAGAGCAAGCCAGGGACGGCATCATTCTTTCGAGCGACGTGTACGAAAAGGAGATCAGCAGACAGCGAAGTATCTTTGAGGAGCGGCTGGCTCAGATTGAGCAACTGAAGCGGGCAGAGCAGGAAGCAAAGACCGCGGCGTTTCAGCTAGAGGTTGACGCGAACCAGCGTGTAAATGAATTCATTGCCCAAAGAACGCAGGCGGAAGTTGCCGGCGCTGAGCAAGCAGCTGCACGCCGCCAGCAGGCCGCATTCAATATTGAAGCGATTGAGCAGCGGATTGCTCTTGAGCGGCAATCGCTTGAGGCTGCCCGTGAACAGAACGATATGAACTCCGCTCGGGCTGCCGTGCAGCGGATTGACTTGCTAAAGGATGCTCTGGCTGTTGAGCAAGACATTTCAAACGGACGAGAGAAGCAGCTGCAGACTCAGCAGCAACTCATTGAGAGCCAGCAGCAGTACGAAAATCAGCAGCAGGCCGCAGTCCAGGCGTACCAGCAACAGCAGCAGCAGGCCCAGCAGCAGTACGCCCAGGAGCAGGCCCGCATCTTTGAGGAGCAGCGTAAGGCCGCCGAGGCCGAAGCGAAGCGGCAGGAAGAACGACTCCGCAAGCTCAACACGCTTGGACAACAGTCGATCAACGTGGCCGACGTGCGAAGCGTTGAGGGGGCAAACCTAGTGCTGCAGACGGCGGCTCAGGCCCAAGACCCCGCACTGATTCAGGCAAGGCTTCAGACAAAGCTTCTTGAGCGGGTAGCACTTGGCATCGGCCAAGCGGCGAGCAACTACTTTAACCAGCCCGTCGCAATCGTCGGTGCTGCAAGGCTTAACTGATGGGCGTTGCGTCATACCACGAGCTTGCTAGCACTTTTGAGAACGAGCTAGGTGGCTCCCCGAAGGCCGTCCGCACCTGGGCTGTGACGCTGACTGATGACACGCTGCAAAACAACCCAACCACGCATAGCGATGTCATTAATGCGCTGAGCATAAACAACTACGGAACTCAGTACCCTCATCTCGCCAACCCATACTTCGGCCTTCGCAAGGTAACCGTAACTGAACGCTACTCAGATTCGCCGTACCACGTTCTTGCTGTGGCTGAGTATGGCGTGGTTTCCGCCAACGAACTGCTATCCCCAACGTCCCGCGCTGCGGAGTGGAGCTTTGAGTCAAAGCCAAGCCAGGTGGCGGCGCTCTACTACTGGGAGGGCACGACTCGACGCCCGCTGACAAACTCTGCGTTTGACTACTACGAGGGGCTGCAAACTGAAGAGCTTATTGTGGTGGCAAAGGTTTCAAAGAACTACTCGGACTTTGATGCCGATAACGGGCCGGTTCATCTAATCAACGCAACCAACAAACTGAACTCTGGCAACTACCTCGCAGCTGCAGGCACAAGCAACGTCCACTGCTGGAAGGTGGCTGGCGTCTCTACTGAGTACGTCACCGAAATCTACAACAACGTGTCCCACCAGTATTGGCGAACTACGTCAGAGCTTCAGTATCGCCAAAGCACATGGAACTTGTTTCTGCCAGATGTTGGATGGAACTTTATCGACGGCGGCCAGAAGCGACGCGCGATGGTTTTTGATTTCCAGAATGGCGAGTGGGTCGCGTCCGCAAATCCTGTCGGACTTAACGGCTCTGGCGGCATGAACTTCACTAACTTCCCGTTCATTAATGAGCGTCGCGTCTGCGAGGAAGTGAACTTCTCGCCGCTGTTCGGCACGCCTCCAACCGTGTAGCAATGGCACGCCAGAAGAAGCCAGCCGACGCGGTGCAGTTCACTCGGGAAAGCGCCGAGCGTGTGGCCCGCGTCGTTCGCCAGGCCGAGCTCACGCCACCAGCTGCGTCGCCGCTAGTGTTTACGCGCAACGCAATCGCGTCTTCGCCTCGTAGCGGTAAGGTCTTCCGTGTCTGCACCTTCACGGGTGCGTGGAGCAAAAACTCTGCAAAGGTCGTGACGTTTCGCGGGATTACGTCAACGCCAAACACTGCCGTTGCGCAGAACATCTTTGTGTCAATCACCGGGACTACATCAACGTCCACAACCAAAAACTGCGCGATCGCTAAAGACGGGACGGCGTGGTACGTGATCGCTGCGGAGTGCTCGTGATGCTGCTGCCTGGGTGTGGGTGCTGCGTTTCCTTTCCTGCCTTTCCATGCCCACGGCCGTGCGCCTCGGAGTTTCGGTACATATCCGTTAGGTTTCAGCACGCGGCTGGGTCTGGAAATCCTATTGCTACTACGCTGCCAGTCGATGTCATTGGTGACGATCCATTAGGGGCAACATCCAGACCATGGTCACCACCTGACGTTCCGAGCACAGTCTCGTTTGATGCTGTCGATGAAACCATTGTGATTGATACATTTGAAACGCCCGGATACACAATATCTGGAACATACGGCCTGGCCACGGTAGGCGGACCCAGTGAATGCTTTGCTTCTGTAGGTTTTTTTAGGCAGGTGGAAATAGGAAAATGGCGGCATTACAGCGAGTCATCAGGGTTTCCAAACACGTGGTCTTCGCCTCTGCCTTTCTATGAGGCGGTTTCACTGTCCGCAAACCTTCCTTGGATTTCACCACAGGGAGGTTCTTACGACATTTCCACTAGCATTAGCTGGAATACACGCCAGGTTCCGATCAGTGCCCAATATAGTTGGGCGCGAACGCAAACCCCCGCAAGTGGCAATCAATGCACTGCCCCTACATCTTGGGGGCAATCGTCTCTTGCGGTGTCTGGTGTTGCTCATCTTGGAGAGTTCACGAAGCCTGGCAACAGCAACTTTTTTTCAACCAAGTATTTTGTTCCTTACTCAAACAGTGGCGGTTACGGAGTATTGGAAAGGTATTTCAACTATTCTGGGCTGCCTGAAGAACGCCTGGTATGGCGCAGGCTATTGCCTGACCCGACAATCACAATCTCTGTTTCCTCATGAAATGTAGTTTTGTTGTCTCAGGTAATGGCGATAAGTGCGTTGCCTCGTGTAGTCGATGCGGGAAATCAGTTCCAGTTGCTTCGTGCCTGCCTCCTGTTTCTCTGTGCCGACCCGGCCTTGGCGACATGGTGAAGTCTGGCTTATCTGCAATCGGCATCACTGAAGAGCGCGTTAGTGCTGCTATCGGTCGCCCGTGTGGCTGCTCTCAGAGGGCTGAGGCGCTCAACGAACTGGGCCGCAAGATCGGCATCGGTTGACACGCCTGCCACGCTACGGGCAAAGGAGCCGGCCGTGCCCGAGGACCACGTATTCACGCTGAACGGCGACGAGCGTTGGCTGCTGCGTTTCACCACGCTCAAAGGTGCTGCTTACGGCTACACGTTCAGCCAGAAGAGCAAGCACCCGCGAATCATCCTTGACGCTCGCATGCGTGGCCGCAAAAAGCTGGAGGTGCTCGTGCATGAACTTCTGCACGCCTTGAATCCAACGCAGTCTGAGGAGCACGTCGAGCAGCAGGGCAAGGATATTGCCCGCGTGCTCTGGAGTCTTGGATACCGCGAGGTGACTGATGGGCCGTAGTGCTGGCACATTCCGCCGCAAAAACGCGAGCGACGCCTGGAACGTCACAAGCCTTGAAGGCAGCGTCACCCGCATTGACTTTAACCAGCGTCTATGGGTGCTGCTCTCGAGTGACTGGCATTGGGACTCGGTGAAGTGCAACCGCGAGAAGCTCACGGCGGATCTGACCAAGGCCCGCGAGCTCAACGCCGCAGTGCTCAGCATTGGCGACCACTTCGATGTGATGGGCGGCAAGTTTGATCCCAGGAGCAATGGCAAGTGGGACGTGCGGCCAGAGTTTCAGAGGGGCAACTACTACGACGACATCGTTACCCAGTGCGCGGAGTACCTCGAGCCGTACCGCGAGCAGATGGCGCTGATAACGCCGGGCAACCACGAGACGGCTGTGCGGAAGCGGATGGAAACGTGCCTCACCACGCGGCTCGTCGAGCAGCTGCGAGTGCGTGGCAGCAAGTGCCGGGCCGCAGGCTACTCAGGCTGGGTGATGTTTCGGGCCAAGGCCGGCAAGACGAGCACGGCCCTGTACCGACTTTGGTACCACCATGGCTATGGTGGAGGTGGGCCGGTGACTCGCGGCGTCATTGACTACAGCCGCTATCTCACAGACGTGGACGCTGACTGCGTACACGCCGGGCACGTCCATCAGAGGACGCTGATTGAGGCCAGCCGGCAACGTCTCTCACCTACGGGGCTCGTGCGGGTGCGGCCGATTCACCTCGTGCGAAGTGCGGCCTACAAGCAGGAATCATTAAGCGACGGCTGGGCTGTTGAGAAGGGCATGAGCAGCAGGCCGCTTGGCGGTTGGTGGATGCTGCTTCGGTGGAACACGGACCACACAGAACTGCGTGCGTCTTTCCACGACTCGCCACGCGATGACAACGATGACGAGTAAGCCAACACCAGGCAGCGACGCAGCGATTGAGGCTGGCTGCACTTGCCCAGTGTTGGACAATCACCACGGACGCGGGTTTCTCTGGGGCACCGCTCCGGTGTTTTGGATTAGCGAAATCTGCCCACTGCACGCCACACGAAAGGACGCCGATGAGCCCGTCAATCGCAGAAGCAAACGAAACGCTACGAAACGCAGTCGAGGCACGCCGCGACGCGCAGGCCGCCGGAAAGCCACTTGAGAAGTGGTACGACGTGTCTCAGCCGGCGACAGAACCTAGGTGCTTTGATGCAAGTACCGAGGAAACGCAACACGTCGATGAGCCATACATCGAGCACCTGCTGCACGAGCACCACCTGCACCGTGCTGGCCTGTCTCAGGACGAACTAGACGAGGCCCTTGAGCGTCTGGCCGGCGACGGCATCACGCACGAGCAGCGGCCCGGCTCGCTTCCGTTCCTTGAACTGCTTGAGGAGGTACGGCAGCTGCACCTGAGCAAGAGCCAAGACTACGGCAGCGAGAACGACCCGCTAGCCAACATCCGCCAGGGCGCTGAGTTCGTGGGTATCGAGCCTTGGCGTGCCTGCCTCGTCAGAGTGGCCGACAAGGTACAGCGGCTGAAGACGTACTGCCGCACCGGCCGGCTCGTCCACGAGGGCGTGCGTGACACGCTGCTGGATCTCTCGGCGTATAGCCTGCTGGCGATTGTGCTTTTCGATGAGGGCGCGAAGTGAGCCGCATGGGCGAAGCCTACATCCTGTCGCAGCGTGAGCCGCTCACTGACGCCTACCTGCTTGAGTGCGAGCAGGCCGCACGCCGATTCTCTGGTGCATACACGGGCACATCTGGATCGCTCGCAGCCATGTTGCTGCACACGCTGGCTGAGATTCGCCGGATCAAGGCCGAGTGGCAACTGCTCGCGGTGGCAAAGGCCATGAAAGAAAACGCCTAGGCCAGGGCTTGAGCGGCGGCGGTTTTATCCCTTTCCCGCCGTCGCTCGCCCTGTGCCGAGTCATCTGGGCTTTCCTGGCCCAGCGTCGGGCCTGTCTGCCGGCCGATGCGTGATGTCTGGCAGGTAGTCCAAGTTGGACTCCCGTCCCGTGATTTCCTCGTCGTAGTAGTGGTTTTCCGCCATCTCCTCGCTGCTGTGCCCCAGCTGCTTCTTGGCCGAGATTCCGGCCCGTTTCAGATAACTCGCTGTGCTTTTCCGGATTGAATGAAACGGGTGGTATGGCACCCCAGCTGTGCGACACAGCACGCGCAGGCTGCCGTAGATGGACAGGAACTCACGATCCTCCACCCAAGGCCACACACGCTCGCTGGGGGCCCCTTTGCACATGGCCAGCATCTTGGACAGTTCCGGCGTGATCGCCCGCGTAATCGTCTCCCTGTGGCCTTTGCGGGTGGCGGCCAAGAACGTCAGCGTGTGCCGCTCCAGATCCACCTGCTCCCATCGAAGCTCGAGCACAGCACCGATTCGCTCGCCCGTCTGGAACATGGCGAGAATCTTGGTCACCCAGTACCAGGCCGCTGGCTTGCCCGCTACGGTGCCTTTCCTGTGCCGGGCGGTATCGACAAGCCTGGCAAGCTCCTCGGCCCGGAAAGCCTTCGGAACGGGCTTAGGGACGCGAGGCCGGGCGTAGTCTGGGAACTCGACCAGTTCGCCGTCAGACCGTTTCCATCGCTTCTTGGCCAGCCAAGTCCACAGGCTACGCAGGTGGGCGCTATCCTTGGCTAGCGAGGCCGGCGAGATCTTCTTCCACTTGCTGTGCTGGGTAGCCTGCCGCCACCGCAGGAACTTTGCGGCCGTCAAATCGTCCAGATCGTCCACCGTGGCCTCGTGCCCTAGGTAATCGCGGAACCTGTCCAGCGTTGCCGAATACATAGCCACAGACCTGTCCGACAGCCCTTTGAGCGGGGCAATCCGGTCAATCAGCAAATCTCTCAGAGTCATCGCACGCCTCCCATTTTCTGGTAAAAAGGCGATGCTAGCGGATAGTGTACAAATGTACAAACTACACCCCATCCGTTAGAAACATCGCCGCGAATCTACTGTACAGCGTTTCCAGTGCAGTGGGCAAGGCGAGTTTGGCGGTTTGACGAAGTAGCAGATAGCGTTAGCATCTCAGGGATGGTTGCAATGACTCCACAAACACTCGACGGCGGCGAATACCTTACGGTGCTTGAGGCCGTCGAGCACATGGGCTGCTCGGAGGCATGGGTTCGCACGCTGCTGGGCCGTGGCAAGCTGCCCGGCGCAAAGCGGATCGGCCAACGTGTCTGGCTCATTCCAAAGTCTGCCGCCACTGAGGCGAAGTCATCATTGACCAGCAGGGCCACTGGCAAGCGGCACCTCGCCAAGCGTCCCGCCGCCAAGCGGAAGAAGGCCAAGCGGAAGAAGTAGCGTTTTCCCGCTGGAAACGCCCCCAAAAAATCTTTTCTCTACCGCTTGACGCCTAAGTGACGATAGCCTAAAGTACACCCGTGGCGAGCAAGCGAGGCTCGCCGGCCAGCAAAAAGGGAACGAACGATGAACGCTCTGGCTAACAAGCTCGAAACGATGACCAATGACCAACTACAGGACATCTGCACCAGCCTTATGAACGACTTCCGAGACGGTGCTGACTCGGTCTTTGACGCTGCTTTTAAAATTCTGCAAGGTCGCCTTACCTCTCCTGAGTTCTTGGCTCTCTGCGGAGAGCTCGAGGCCGCAGCCTAACAACAAAAGGACAACTCAAATGACAACCTTCAACATGATTGACGATGACATGGCTGCCCTGCTGGGCCACGGCGCGGCGTGCGTCAGGGTAGCCAAACACGACAAGCGGCCTCTAGGCAACGCCTGGAACACGCTTGCCACCACAACTGCCGACGTGATCAGTGAGTGGCTCAATGGCGGGTTCAACGTCGGCCTGCTGCTCGGCCACTCCAACCTGATCGACGTTGAATACGACGATGACGCCGGAAGGCAGCTGCTTGCCGGCCGTGGGCTGCTTGACATTGAAACGCCAACATGGGCAAGCGGGCGTGGACAGCACCGTCTTTTTCGTCTGCACGGCGCTTTGCCTGCAATGGGGTGGCGAAAGATTGGCGGCGCTGAGATCCGCATCGGAGGCAAACCAGCACAGTCGGTCCTGCCGCCGTCAGTCCACCCGTCAGGAAGGGCTTATTCCTGGCTCGTTTCTCCGCAGCAGTGCGCCCCTGCCATAGTGACGCTGGCGGATCTCGGCATCGTCAACTGAGCACACAGGATTTTCTGGCCAAGGAGGGCCACCATGACTCGCCGCTGGAACGCCGCACTGCAATCGCTCGTCCTAGTCCGACTAGGCCAGGAGCTCGGCACCGACTCGCCCGCTGCTCGAGCACTGCACGATCTGCTGGAACTGCTGGCCAGCGTGGCCGGCGTTTTCCACCGTTGACAAAGTGACGCTAGCCCATAGCCTAACTGACGCTACCGCTACGCCGAAGCAGGGAGGACTAACACCACGGCACTGGAATCTTCGTACAGACGCTTGCCCTGTAGGTGGACGCTTGTACACTACCGCAACCACATCGGGTGGGGCTGCCACCACGCTTCAATCGTCAACCCAAAACGCTTCTGATTCCACAAGTTACGCACCGCACAAAGCAAAGGATTTCTCTTTTTTTCTAGGCCCTTTGGCATGAGTATTGCCCCCCCCCCATTTACACTCCTCCCCGCAATGGGGTTGGTGGACATGGGAACACAAAAGGAATCGCACGATGATCACGAATGAATCAAGCCCCGCCGAAAACGAGTACCTCGCCGCCGTCGCCGGCCTGCACGAGCAGACGGTGAGCCCCGCCCCGAAGGTCACCTACGCCGTTGGTGACTTCGTAAGCGGATGCTCAGCCGGCAAGCGTTGGCAGGGACGCATCTGGAACGTCGATGGCGACCGACTCAGCATCGAGATTGACGGCGGATGGCTGGCCGTTTCGGCCAAGGACGTGACGCACTGAACGCAGAAAGGACCGGCGGCAAGCGGAGCTAGTTGCCGGAAGGAGAGCGGTGGAACCGCAGTAGCAGGGACGCACTTACCACCCGCCGAGCAGGACGCAGAGCGGGCTTTTTCAACAGCAAAGGACGCGAGATGACCACAGAACTTTCAACACAACGAGCCAGCGGGCTGGCTCTTCAATCATTCGATGACGCTTTCCGCTTCGCCAAGATGGTGGCGGCCAGCGAGTTCGCCCCGAAGGACTTCAAGGGCAAGCCAGAGTCCTGCCTGCTGGCCATCCAGCACGGCAGCGAAGTCGGGCTCAGCCCGATGCAGTCCCTGCAGTCGATCGCCGTCATCAACGGGCGGCCTACGATCTGGGGCGACGCGGCCCTGGCCCTGGTGCAAGCGTGCTCAGTCTGCGAGTACGTCCGCGAGTACCTTGAAGGCGAAGGCGACAATCTCACCGCCGTCTGCGAGGCCAAGCGTCAGGGCTACCCTGCACCTACTACGGTGCGGTTCTCAGTGGCTGACGCCAAGAAGGCGTCGCTGTGGGGCAAGACAGGCCCCTGGACTCAGTACCCGTCTCGGATGCTGCAGTTGCGGGCTCGCGGCTTCGCACTGCGTAACGCCTTTGCAGACGCCCTGCGTGGGCTTGTGACGGCCGAGGAGGCACAGGACTATCCGACGCAGCCTGAGCCGGTTGTGGTGCGTCCCAAGTTCACCGACGAGCCTAAGGCCACCGTCGTGAAACTCAAGGCCGATCAGCCGACCACTGCCAGCGATGCACTTGGCAACGCCCGCCTGGCGGTCAGCAAGGCTGACAGCATCACGGCGTTGAACCGTCTGCGAACGCTGGTGGCTCAGCGGCTCACCGAAGGCAAGTTCACGAAGGCCGAGCACGACGAGCTTGTGCAGTTGATGCTGCACCGGGCCGAGATGCTTGGCGACTCTGACGATGGCGTGGCGTTTGAGCACGAGGCCGCCGAGCACGAGGTGCACGCATGAGTGAGCCACTCGTGATCGACGCCAAGGTCGTGGCGGACTACCTCGAGCGGCAGCACTTGCCACGCATGGCAAGTTGGGCGTTGGCCCAGGCCAACGCCGTGGCCCGCGAGCGACTCATGGCCGAAGTGTTTCGCCGTGAACTCAGCGACACGCTGCGACGGCTTGAGAAATACGAGCCCAGCATTCAGCACACGCCCGTCAGTTGCGTGCCACCACCGGAGTCCAGCGACTAACGCCACGCCATTGGCGAAGCAGGCTTACTACGGCTGCATTGGCCGCCCATCCGGTGGTGGCGAGTAACGCCGGACGCAGCCCAGCGACACGGGCCAATACACAAAAGGATTTGTGAGATGAGCGACTACTACACAGAAGCACCGCTGCCCCTGTTCGCCACGCGAGCGCCCAGCGTGAACGGCTCGGCCACCTCGGCCGCTGCTGCGGACTCACTTGGGCCAGCAACGCTGAACGCCATGCAGCGGCGCGTCTACGAGTTCCTGTGTCGCACGCCCAGCACGGACGAGGAGATTGCCGACGAGCTCGAGATGAACCCGAGCACCGTGCGACCACGGCGTGGCGAGTTGGCACGGCGTGGCCTGATCGTGGAGGCCGGCACCAGGCGGACGAGCAGCGGGCGCATGGCCACGATCTGGAAAGCAACTGCGGCGTCTCGTTGACGTGCGGCAGAGGATTGGGAAAGGGAACTAAGGCAAAGGAGGAAGCTATGGGTAACGCACTTTGCACAGAAGAAACTGTCGGTGGTGCGCAAGGTGGTCAACGTGTTTCAAAGATTGATAGGTACGGGTGGGTTGTTGCTGACAAGCCAGGCGAGTTCATGATGATTCGAAAGCAGGATTTGAATGTTGACCACTCTTATCAGCGAGACAAAGTTTTCGTTCAAAAGGTCAGGCAGATTGCCTCGCAATGGTCTTGGGCTGGCTGCGGCTGCATCTTGGTAGCCATGCGGACCGACGGAAGCTTTTGGGTTTTTGACGGCCAGCACCGCGTGCTTGCGGCCAAAACACGGTCAGACATCCATGAACTGCCATGCATGGTTTTTGATTGCGTTGACGTTAAACAGGAGGCCGCTGGCTTTTTGGTTTCAAACGCTGAAAGAAAGCCAGTTTCCGCGCTTGACAAGTTCAAGGCTCTTGTGATGACAGGAGACAAAACAGCCAAGATTGTTAGCGAGGTTTTTGAAAGCGTTGGAATTGTTATTTGTTCTGATCCAAAAGAAGCCAAGCATCTCAAGTGCGTCAGTAAATGTTTGCAACTAGCTGAGAAGAACGCAGACGTTTTTGAATGGGCGCTGCAGTCAACGGTTGAACTGTGCGGAGATCATCCAGTTCATCGAGACATCTTGGATGGCCTGTTCTGGATTGAAACGAAGTACGGACTGTGCGGAACGTCTCGATTCGACAAGGCCCTGTCTAGCGCCAGCCGTTCCAGAATCCTGGATTCAATCGCAAAGTTTGCTGCTGCTGAAGGGAAGCGTGGCGAGAGAGTTTGCGGCACCGGCATTCTTAAAGTGCTGAATCACAAGCGACAGAATCGTTTTGGTGCCGAGCCAGAAAACGAAGTGGAAGAGTGATCATTGCCGCCATCGTGATAGGCACGGTGCCTCTTCGACGAGGCGTGGCGGAATGGAAAGGAGGCCAGGATGGCCAAAGAGTTTGCAATGCTTCCGCAATGGAAGCTTTTAGAAATCGTTAGGACGTGCGGGACAGGCTGGATGAGGCGTCACGAAAGAGTGAAGCCAGCGGACAATGTTTTTTGGCAGCGGTCGCGTGTTGAGAACTATGCACTTGCGATCGAGCTTGCCGCCGCACACGTCCCGCCTGGCCATCAGATGACCAAGGACCGCAAGGACGCAGTTTGGCTTCACGTATGCACTGAAGTCGATTTGATGCTCAAGAACGTGCAGGTGAACTGATGGCAAAGTTCTGCTGGATGCCGCTGTACACGTCCGACCTAGTGAGCAGCTGCGTGGACATGACGCCACACCAGTTCGGGGCGTACGTTCGGCTGCTGTGCTACGCCTGGGACAACCACGGCCTGCCAAACGATGCGAACGCATGCGGACGCATTGCTGGCGGCATCGACCAGGCAGACTGGAAAGCCATTCGTAGACGCCTTGAAGTTTTTGACGCTGGGACTGACCGCGAGCGACTAAGCCACCCACGCCTTGAGACTGAGCGTGAAAAACAGGCACATTTGCACGATTCTCGCTCTGAGGCTGGGAGAAGGGCAGCAAACAAGCGATGGCAAACGCAATGCGATGGCAATGCGGACGCATTAACAAAACCATGCCATCTAGAACCAGAACCAGAACCAAAGGTAGAAGCAATTACAGAACCAGAACCAAGCAAAGAACCCCATGCTGCGCATGGGGATGCTACGAGCGATCCGCCGAAGCGGCGGAAACGCTCGCAGCCGGCCTCTGTCGTTCTTTGGACGGCCGATGGCGGATGGGTGGGCATTCTGGACGCTGACCGCCACGAATGGGCCGTGGCGTTTCCTGGGGCCGTCGTTGAGCAAGAGCTTGCCAAGGCTACGGCCTGGCTTAAGGCAAACCCGAGCAAGGCCGGAAAGCGGAACTGGCGTGCCTTTGTCGTTCGGTGGCTGTCTCGCTGCCAGGACAAGGGCGGCACGAACCGGGATGCGTCAAAGCCGCTGCCTGTTGCGCAGGATCAGTCCAAGCGTCGTTTCTATCGCGGAGACGCCAACGAGCGTCTTACGGATGCGGAGTACGCCGCATGGAGGCGTGACCAAAGAACAGGCGGAACGGTGTCCGCGCTTGCACAGTCCATGAAACTCAAGGAGGAAGATCTATGACACCAGAGAACAGAACCACCATCGAGCGTCTGCCGCTCACGCCTTCCCAGCAGCGTGTGTACGAGTTCATCGCCAGCACCGCTGACAGGTGGGGGCCAAGCGTCCGCGAGATCGCGGCCGGGCTGAGCTACAAGTCGCCGCACGCTGTGACGGGAATGCTTGAGCAGCTGGAGCGTAAGGGCTGGATTACACGCGAGCCGGGCAAGTCACGAGGAATCAGGGTGCGAACATGACCACAGAAAAACTCATCAAGCGTCTGCTGCGTCTGCAGGGTGGTTGCATTCACGCCAGTGAAGACGCGGACAACTGGAGCATGCACGACTCTCTCGTTGCGAACGCTCGCACGATCGGCATTGCCATTGCGTCCATCAAGACGCTGAAGGCCGAGAACGACGAACTGCGGGCCAGGCTCGTCAGGCAGGCGTGCTACTTCGAGCACATCGAAGCACGCGAGCAGCCGAAGACGTGGCCGCTGCTGGAAGACGAGGAGGGGCTATGACGCTCTCGGATTTCGTGTGGTTGGCAATAGGCGAAACACTTCTCGCGGGCACTTTCGCTCTCGGGATTCTTGTAGGGGTATCTCTTAATCGAAAGGGCCAAAGGAATGGCTACGGCAACGCGGGAACGGAAAACGAGTGGAATCACGCTGGACCTAGAAGAGTTCAAAAGGGCAGTGAGGATAGCCGGAATGGCTGTTGCCAGGAAGGCAAACAACAGCGCGATCACTAACGTCTGCATCGGCAATGGCTTGGTGACCGGCACCGACTTGGACTGCAGGATTGACGTTGAACTGATTGACGCTCAGTGCGAGCCGATACTTCTGCCGAAGAGCCGATTGCACACCATCCTGTTGAATGCCACCGGGAGTACCGTGACGCTCACGCCAGACGGCTCAACGTGCAAGATCAAGGCCAAGGGCTGTGAGTGGAAGTTACCAACCGAGCCTGCGTCTGAGTTCCCGTTGTGGGAGCCAGATGACTTGCACCCCATGATGACACTGACGGGCGACGAGTTCAGGCGTGCCGTTAAGTCAGTCATCTACGCCATCGAGAGGGAAAGTAACAGATACGCTCTTGGCGGCGTTTTGATTGAATGCGTTGGCAACACTGCATTTTTCGTTGCCACGGACGGCAGAAGAATGAGCATTGCCGAGGTAGGCCGCGAGGCTGCGACCGACGATTTCGTTGGCGAGCCAAAGGGCACAGAAAAGAAGTCACCAATCGTTCCTACCTCGCCTTTGGTGTGGCTGTCGAACGAGGCAGAGGCTGATGAAACCGTGTCAATCGAGTGTGACGCTAAGGCGTTCAGAGGGAATGTTGGCGGCATCACTGTGACGTGCCGTCTGATTGAAGGGCGATTTCCAAGGTGGCGCGACGTGCTTGGGCAAGAGCTGCCACAGGCTCATTCAGTGTCTCGGAGCGACCTAGCTCACGCCGTGAGTTGTGCAGCGGTTGTGGCCACAGAGTCATCAAAGGGCGTGCGGTTCGCTTTCTCAGGCGACACGTTGACTCTTACTGCAAAGAGCTCAGAGGCTGGGCAGTCAGAGGTTGAGTGCCACGTTGAATCGCCTGCGGATCCCGCCACCGTCAAGCTTGATCCGAAGTACGTGCATCATTTTCTCAAGCCTTTTGGCCAGGACGACGAACCGTGCGTTGCCATTCATATCTGCAAGCCAGATGGCAAGACGGTGATGAAGGTTGGAGATTCGTACACGGGCGTCATCATGCCGCTGGCGGAGGACGCATGAAGGCCAGCGACGTATCACGCAACCACTCGCGGGCGGATGTCGTTTTGCTGCACGAGCTGTGGGCTGAAGGCGTGCCAACCGCAGAGATTGCCAAGCGGTTTGGCGTGGCTTATTCCACCGTTACGAAGTGGGCACAGCGGTACAAGCTGCCACGCAGGACGCTGCACCCGGCTGACGAGCCTGAGGCACCGACGCCCGAGGACGATGCCGCATCGCTAGACGGGCTGGCGTTGTCGCCGTGGGTTGAGGAGCGGGCCAGGGTGGTGAGGGAAAAGCACTACGACAGCAGACGGCGAGAGGAGCCATGCAACACGCAGAGCAAGGTTAGCAAGTGGCGTCACGGGATCTGCCAGCCGAGAGGTGTGGCGTGAGTGACATCGTGGAGCGGCTACGGAACTGGCGAACCGTGCATCTGGCGAGGTTGCACCTACTCATGGAAGAGGCCGCAGACGAGATGGAGCGGCTGCGAAACGGTTCACTAGTGGCCTGCGAAACGGTACGGCTCACCGACGCGGAGCGCGAGGCGATTGCTGAAGCGGCCGGAGCCTACAACGACAACGACGACGACGAGGAATGTGCGAAGATCGCTGCCACGCTTCACGGCCTACTGAAGCGGCTAGGCTGAGAACACGCAGGATCAGGAGCATCGCATGAGTGACGAAACTACACCGCAGGACGACAAGGCGATGTCTCCTGCATCCGCTGGTTCTCACGGGGAATCCCAACTGGAGCGGGGTGCCGAAATCGTCC